GGGAAGATTCTGTATCTGTATGGTTTGAGGCTCTTCGTGGGTTTGCTCTTCTGGCTGCGGCTCTGGGGCGACGTACTCTAGGCTGGCATGTCCTTCTTTTACTGTCAGTTGCAGGCTAGAGTGTTCTAGTTTATTGGTTGATTGTAGGCTTGGGTGACTCAAAGTTTTCTGCCTCTGAATGTTTCTCTGCTGTACTTCTGCACCTTCTTGAACATGCGGTTCTGGCTGGGCGACAGGTCAATCTTCTTTGGCACCGTCACCCGTTCCCGTTTGCGCTTCAATATGCCGTAGGGATTAGTGACCACGTCTTTGGTGTATCCTGTACAAACCAGATTACAGCGGCAATTTATATGGACTTTTGCGCGTATTTTGTTTGCGGAAACTTGTATGTGGTAGGGGAAGGCTGTGTGGAGTTCGTCGCCTCTGTAGTGGCTACCGTCTAGGCTCATGCAGACTGGGCAGGTTTTGGGGCTGGTCTGCTTTGCGTCGAATATCCACCAGTTATGTGGACTGTAGGGGTCAGTGCGGTCTTCCTGTTCACGAAGAGTCAGCATTAATTTCACTCGGCTCTCCCTGTGGCTGCCGTACCTTCATGTACTGCATCTGCTCTGCCTGCCTCTGAGCCTCTTCGTCACGTAACCGCTTAATCTTCTCTAAATCAAAGCCAAGCTGTTCCGCGGCATACTCGGCAGGTACAATATTCGATTGCACAGCCCCCATCCAGTACTCCATGTCATCTAACTTATGTGCGTCTGGAGCCTCAAACGACAGGCGAGGACAAACCTTCACACTGTAACCGAGACTCTCAAGATAGGGCGTGTACAACTCGTTTTCGATTTTGCGTTTGATGATCCGCTGCATGGGCTGGATGAGGTTGGCGCGCGCCCATGGCAACATCTCCTGCGCTGAAGCCATGGTGCTGCTCCACTGCTTAGATATGGGAGGGATCATGAGTCCATCTATGGCTTCGTTGTAGAGGAAGTCTAGGATTTCGTTGAGGTTGGTTATGGTTTTGTCGCCTGTACCTCCTGTTTTCAATTCGATGGGGTAGCTGGTGACGTGGTGTTCTCCGGGTTCCCAGTTTTTTATGGCGGTTCTGATGCTGCTTATTTCTGTGCCCTGTGGGACGTATTGTCCGTCGCCTACTTGCCATAGTTCGAAGGGGAAGGCTGCGTGGTGCATGAATTCTTGTACGTCGACTTGTAGTTGTTCAAGAATCTCGAATACTAATCCTAGCCCGCTGAAGAGGGTGGTGCCGTAGGGCCATGTGATTGCGGTTATGTTCCATGGGAAGTGCATGATGTTGTCTGTTGTCCATTCTGTGCTGTTTTGGCGCCATCGGGTTATGTTGCCGTTCATGTCCTGTTCTGCGGGTTCTATGGTTTGCTGTTGGGTGAATCTTTGCACATCGTAGATTGGGGTTTCGGTTTTTTCCCAGAAGCAGCTGCCCAGTTTTGCCATGTCTGTTGCGGTGTCGAATAGCAGGGTGTCGAGGCCTATTTTTTTGTTGAGTTCGTCGATGTGGTCTTTGGCTTCTTCTGCTCTGCGTTTGTGTGGCCCCTCAGTGTACGCTGCTTCTGTGAATACTCCGTCTGCCATGAGTTGTCCTGCTATGGTTAGGATTTGAGATTTGGCTAGGGGGTGCTGTTGCACGATTTGTTCTGCGTATTTGCAGCGTTTGCGCCAGCTGTATTCGCCGAGGTGTATTTTGCGTCGTCTGTGGGTGGGTTGTCCTGTTGCGAAGTATCCCCTGAATTTTTCTTGTAGGGAGATTAGTTGTCCTGCTTGGGTTCTGAATCCAGTTGGCATTTCTATGACCTGTTCAAAGATTTTATAAGGTAAGTTTATGAAGAGTAATACGGTGAATTAGAATGAATATTTGTTTGGTGGGAGAGTGAAAATTATAGAAGAATGGGAAAACGAAACAATGTTTCAATATGCTAAGAGAATTGGATTCTGGAAAATTCCATGTATCTGTTTTGAGTTCCAAACTCCTGAGTTTGTTTGGAAACATTTAGGTTGGTTCGCATATTATCTGCATGATTTGTTGTGTCCTGAAATGTGGATGATTAGATTCTTTCCAAGATACTTAGATGTGACTGTTAGCCCGAAAGATTCTTCGTAGGCTATTTCTTTTCTATCCCGATTTTGTCCTGAAAGTTTGCTCTGAACCCCGTGTTATTCAAAGTCATGCTTGACTGGCATCTGCTGCATTGCACTGTTGCTTCCCATCCCTTGTCGCCTTCCTCAAGAGACAAGACTTTGAGGTTCTTGTTGCCGCATTTTGGGCAAGCGTAGGCTTCGATGGTTTCTCTGTGCTCCTTCACTGTGGACAGGTGATTGGTCGGGTTAAAGTTGTCTAAGGGCACGATTTTGTGTGTGCGCCTGAACCAGCTTTTGAGTTTGCTTAAACCTTTCATGTTGATTCACCATTTATGATTATGCGAAGAATCCTGTTTGGTGCCCCACAGTGTTGCGACTGACGATTTCCACCGCGTCTAAAGCATCGTCGTATTGTCCGCGTGGAAACTGCACCCACTGGTTCCAGAACTCGCTTTGTTGACTGTTAAGGATAGGGTTGATTCTTATGCGTTCTGCCTCAAAGTGGCTGCTCATGGCAATGAACCGCGACTCTTTGTCACGAAGGGTCTGGGTGGGCACTATGGGCAATCCACGCAGTTCAGGGAGGAAGATTAGCACTTTCTGGAAGGCGTTTGATTCTATGTAGATTTTGGCTGGATTATATGTACTTGCCATTTCTTTCAGTTGCTTCAGGAACAGGGGGAAGGGTACGCGTTGGCACCACACTTCTCTTAGGTGGTAGCGGTCTAGTGTGTGGGTTTGGCTTATGACTGCGATGCCATGTTTGTCGCCTTCGCCTAGTGCGGGGTCGACTCCGAGCCATGTGAGCCTGTACGGTTTTGGCGTGTCGTAGCTGCGTAGCCACTCTGCCTTGAGTAGTGATCCTTCCATGCCTGTGGGGTCGTTCTGGTATTGGCAGTCGAAGATTGTTGAGCCTATTTCGTTTCTGCGTTCTAGCAGTTTTTTGAGGGGCCAGTATTCGGGCCATAATACTTCTCCTGTTTTGATGTTTATTATTGCTTTTTTGACGCTGTGTGGCCACTTTTCTAAGAGTGCGGCGTATAAATCGGCGTAGCTCCAGCGAGTGCCAATAACAAGGATGCCACCCCACGGATAAAGTGTAGGGTACAATACTTTGTTGAACCATGTGGATACTTTTTCGATTTGTAGGCGTGTTCTAACATTTTCTTCGTCGATGATGTCGTCGCAGATGATGAGGTCGCTTCTTCCGCCCGTGATAGGCCCCATTAACCCCGTTGCTTTCATTGTGGGGTTTTTGCTGATTTCTTTTCTATCTACAATAAACTGTTGGGTTGTCCATTTTATTGGGTTCCGAGGCTTCAATTCCCCAAAGAGTTCTATGTATCTTTTGTCGTGTTCTACTCTTTGCATGTTAGCCATGTTTATTGATTCTGCGAGTGAAGCTGTTTTTGACACCACGTTTATGTGGATGTCGGGGTCGTTGCCGTAGAGCCATGATGGGTAGTTGATGCTTGTTCCTTCTGTTTTAGCGTGCCCTCGGGGCCATAGTTGTAGGTATTTTTTTGTTCGGTTGGGGTGGCGTTTTAATGGGCTAAACTTGTTTTGTAGAAAGTGATACCATTCTGTGTGGAAGGGCGCGTTGGTGTAGCCCATCCATTCAGTGAAGAGAAGAAGACTCTTTCGTATTCGAGCTTTTAATATACTTTCTTGTGAGGGCGTCAAGCAGTAGCTCTTGGTCTGCTGTAACGTTGATGGTATGTGTTACCTCCTCCTTTTTGTTTATTGTTTGCTCAGAAGCTACAAAATTGAGATCGGGCATAAGTTTATTCATCATTTTGCCGATAAGGTCACTTCGGTACTTCATGGCGAGTGAGGGATCATTGCTGTCTGCTTTGAGGATACTTCGTTCTTGGTGCCTGATTAGCTCATGCAGCATTTCTTGTCCTATTGGCGAGTGTCTGTGGGCGTGGATTGTGTTGCGGTGTGGTTTAATCTGGTAGTGCTCTTCGAGGTAGTCCTGTGTTTCTTTGATGGTGAATCCGTTGGCTTGCAATCGTATGATTTCTTCTGTTATTATTTTTGGATACAATGTTTTTCACATTCTTTCACATTTTCTCTGCTTTCTGTCCCGTGTAAGCTTCCCATCGGTCTATGATGACTTGGCAGTATCTTGGGTCTATTTCCATCATGTAGCAGGTTCTGCCTGTCTGCTCACAAGCAATAAGAGTGCTACCAGAACCACCAAAATAATCAAGAACTATGTCACCTTTTTGGCACCCGTCAGGGATAATATAAGATAGCATTTCTATTGGCTTCATTGTCGGATGTAGTTTATTAGTTACGGGTTTATCGTAGTTGAGGATTGTGGTTTTCATTCCACCATAGTATTTGTGTTTCCCTTTCCATCCATAGCAACATAATTCATGTTTGGGTTGGTAGTCACATCGAGAGAGTACATGATTGTTTTTTACCCATATTAAAATGGTTCTGAAGTCTATGCCATTTTCATGTGAAGCGAGCAATAATTCAAAAAGTTGATAATTCCCACTCCAGATGTAAATAGTGTTATAATTCTCAAGTGGAATATAAGAAAGCCATTTTCTTAGAAATTGAGGGTAGTTCTTTATTGAGTCGTTTGCATACGCGGTTTGAATATGGTTACCTTTATCCATTTCATTAAGCCACTCATTCTTTGAGGCATAATCGACACCATATGGTGGGTCAGAAAAGAACATATTTGCTAGTTTGCCATTCATTAACTGTTCTACGTCTTGCTTGGCGGTAGAGTCTCCGCACATCAGTCGGTGATTGCCAAGCTGTATGATGTCTCCTCTTTTGATGTCTGTTTGTATCTTGTCTATTTCAGGAACTTCGTAGTCCTCGTCTTTGACTTCCCTGATTTCTCTGAGATACTTCTCAAGCCCATTATCTGAAAGGTCAAGCAGATGCTTCAGGTCGTCTGTTCTGCCCGCCTCTATAATCTTCTGGAACTCTTGTGCATCAGCTAAGAGTTCATGTTCTCCCCGAAGCTTATTCAACACCTGTCTTAGCAGTCTGCGGTCAACGTCTTCCACAGGTAGCCGAATAACAGGAACAGTTTTCATTTGAAGGCTCTGTGCAACTGTGAGGCGTTGTTCTCCGTCTGCTATGAGCAGGTCCTTGTTTGTGATTATGGGGATTATGAAGCCATACTTTTCGATTGATGTCTTAAGTCTTGCATGTTGCTTGTCAGTCATAGTGTTGGGGTTGTCGCCATCAACCTTCAAGTCTGTAGTAGACACAAGCTCTGTTGCTGGAATCTGTATTATTTTCTGTTGCTTCCTCTACCCTTGCCTCTGGTGGGGCTGCATCCGCCTCTTCCCCTGTTAGCTCGGGTTCCGCGTCCGCTGCCGTCATGTTTAGGTGTTCCTTTAGTCAAATGTTTTCATCTCCTTTTTCTTGGTGAAGCTTCTTTCGCAAAGAAGGTTCCTTCCTGTTTACTCGTCTCCCACGCTGCCAGTTGGTGAATCAACTTTTATAGAAGAAGGTGGGCTGCGTGGGTGACTGTGAGCCAGAAGTGTGAAAAGGCGGCGGTGTGTATCCCTTTTGTCGCTATTGTGGTTCCGCAAACGCTCCCACATAGCCAAGTTTGCTAGGAGCTCCACCGCCACATATTAGGAGACTAATAGGAAGTATTTAAGTTGTTTGTGTGGTTCTAGGCTGAATGTCTAGGCGCCTCAGGCGTATTAGACATCCCCTTATTGCCATCTTGGGTGGTGTTCCTCTGAAGGTATTCGGGGTTTTAAACTATATAGTCGTGGTGTTCATCTCGCCTGAAGACTATACACCTAAATATAACTAGGCGCTATCTAGTCTTGCCTACCACACAAACTAGGTTAATGTTCTGTCGCATTCTATGCACTTCTTGATTTTTCGTCCATGCTCATCAATTTCGTAGTATGGGTTATGAAGTCTGAGTATGTCGCAGAGGATTAGTTTGTGGATGCGATTCCATATTGGGTTGCCGCCGATTCTCATCTGCTTCACCGATTATTGTAGTGTTGGGGTTATGATTATGGCGAAGCTGAAGTATGTTTCTGTTTCATCTCGTCCTTTTATATCCGATTATTGGGGTGATTAGTATGTTGAAGTTGAAGTGTGTGGTTGTTTCGGTGGTGTTTGTTTGTGGAGGGGCTGTTGATTTGAGGGTGAATGCTATGGGTCTGGAGTCTGTTGGGTAGATGTCTGTGCCCGTGTAGTTCCATGTTAGAGTTAAGCCGAGGTCTGTTATATTCTGCCAGTTTGCGGTTTCGAAGGTCATGTCTACGATTTTGTCGTAGATGTTGCTGCTGTTGTTTTTCAGGGTTACGGTTTTGGTGACGTTGTTGTAGACGATGATGTTGCCCCAGTCGATGATTGACGGGTTGGCGAGAAGTATTGACTCTGTGGGCTCGATTGTTCCGCCTGTG